CCACGGTTTTTTTACCGGAATCGCGCAAAAGGCGTTGGCACTTTTGACATGGCACTCCCGGCGTGGCCAATGGCTCGAATGAAGTGACGGCGGAACACCTGGCTGATTTGAAATCAGCGCGGGAGGCCCAGCTCGTGCGGAAGTTCGTCGCCGGCCGGCCGCTCCTGGAGCTCGAGATGTCGGAGCTGGCGCACTTGATCCCGGCGGCCGCGCTCGCCAACCCGCCGCCGCTCCGCTCGGAGTACCGCCGCGAGATTCCGGAATATGCTGCCGAGATCGGCGTGCACAAGCGCTCAGTGTATCGGTGGGTCGACGCCGGCGTCGAGGCACGCGATCCCGTTCCCCTGGACCAGCCCGACCAGATCCTCGCGTGGTGGGGACGTCACATGAGCCGCTCGGCGCCCGAGTACCTTGTAAAATGGGCCGCGAACGCAAACCCTCGCGGGGTTGGGGCGCCGCCCGGGGTGGCGGAAGAGAAAGCGATCGCCTCGAAAAACTCTTCCGCCGGCATCGGAGAGAATGAAGACCCGCGGGCTTCGCGCCGCGAAGCGATCCATCTGACGGGCTTGTCCGGCATGGGGCTCGACGCCTCAGTGATCCTGCTGCGGCAGACCGTCGAGGCCAATGCCAAGCTAGTGGGCAACGCGCACGCGAACCCCGACGACACCGCACTCGACCACTACCAAAATCGCCTCGAGAAATCGATCGACCAACTGCGCAAGGCGGAGGCCGCCCTCTTCCTCGTCCAAAAGCAGCGCGGCGACCTGGCGCCCAAATCCGAATTCCGCGCCGACCTGCTCACGATCGCCACCGGCCTGCGCGGCATGATGATGCGGCGCGCCAACAACGTCGGCGCCGCGGTGCGCCTGGCGCTCGACAAACTCAAGGTGGATCCCGCGCTCTCCGCCGAGCTGCTCTGCGTGGTGCGCGCGGCCGTCGAGGCGGAAAGCCTGCGCGACGAGTATGAGCTGCGCAGCGTCCGCACCTGGCAAACGCTGCCGGGCGGCGCCGTGGTCTTGCCGCCGATGATCGCCCCCGCTCCCGCCGCGGCCGTGCTCGTGCCGGCGGCCGCCGCGCCATGATTGCGACAGTACCGCTCGCCGCCACCTCGGCGTGGTCGCCTGGCTCCGCCGTCCCGGATGTCTTCGAGCGAATCTTCGCTGCCCCGTCGCCGCTGGGCGAAGTCGATTGGGATGAGGAGAATATTTTTCTCTCGAAAAAGGAGTCGAGTACTTCCTCCGGCATTTATCGTTCATACGTCACCCCTCATGCCCGGTTCATCCGCGAGCAGATGGGCAACCCGCTGCTGCGTCAGATCACGATCCAGAAGAATGACCAGAGCTCGATCACCCGGCACGCGCTCAATCTCATCTGCCGGATCGTCGCCGAGCGCCCCCGCAATGTCCTCTACGTGATCAACTCCCTCGAAGAGGCCCGGCGCATGTCCGCTCGCTTGCGCGCCTCGCTGATCGCCTGCCCCGCCACGCGTGACCAGGTCACCGAGGGCCAGGACCATGAGGACACGGAGCTGATGACGCTCACCTTCAACCTCCGCGACATGGTGATTTATTTCGTCGGCGGCGGTTCGATCGGCGGTGTCGCGAACAAACAGATTTCCGTGATCATCGTCGACGAGGCCGACAAGATCCCGCGCGTCGCCGCCTCGCAGAACACCCACGTCGTCGACGAGGCGAAGTCCCGCTTCAAATCCGTGCCGATCGGCGAGGGCCTCATCATCGTCTTCTCCAAGCCGAACCAGGAAACGGATATCGTCCACACCGAGTACAAGCTCGGCACGATGCGCACAGGGCGCATGCCCTGCCCGCACTGCGGCCACCGCCAGGAGTGGGTGCAGCAGCGCCTGATCTTCGAACACTGCAAGCTCCCGGGCGGCGACTACGACAAGGCCCGCGTGCTCAAGGAGTCCTTCTACCGTTGCGAACGGGCTGGCACACCGGAGTGCGGCGAGGGCCAGATCTACGACCACCACCGCGGCAACGCCACCGCGCACCTCGAGTGGGTCGCGACGAACATCAATCCCGAGCCCGGCCATGAATCGTTTCACGTCACCGACTTCTGCCTCAACCCCGAATTTTTCCCCGACGCGTCCCTCGGCCGCATCGCCCTGGACCTGATCGAGGGCATCAAAAAGCCGGTGAAGAACAAGGCGGTGCAGGCCGCCCGCTTCGGGCTGCCCGAGATGCTGCAGCGCGCGCAGCTCAAAGAGGACGACATCTATGCCCTCCGGTCCAACTACGTTCGGGGCACCGTGCCGCGGGGTATGATTTATGTCGGCATCTACTCCGACCTGCAGGGCATCGGTCCGAAGTGGGTCAAGTTCGGCATCAACCGGAAGGAAGAGCTCTTCATCATCGATTGGGGCACCTTCCTCGCGATCGACGACCTCATGGCCGAGGCGCGCCTGGGCGTGCCAGAGATCGACGAATCGCAACAGATGGCGCCACCGCAGGGCGAATCGCCTGCGCAGTACAAGCCAACAGGCATCATCCTCTACCCGCAGAACGGCGGAATCGACGAAGGAGATGAACATGCGATCGTGCGCTCCTTTGTCGTGCGCTCCGGCTTCTTCTTCCTGCCGACCAAAGGTCGCGGCCAGGTGCAGCAGCGCGGCTCGCTTGTATCGCCCAGCCCGCGCGATCACGACGGGCACAAGTTCGAGGCCTACCACTTCAACGACGATCAGTTCAAGAAGGCGCTCTACCTCCACCGGATCCGCGACCACCACAAAATCATCGCCGGCAAGTCCCGCGTGCCACGCATTCACTTCCCGATCGATGTCGACCATCAGATGGCCGCCGAGATGACGTCGGAACACCTCACGATCGAGAAGGATCCGCGCGGCTACCAGGTCGAGAAGTGGGAGAAGGATGGGCCCAACGATTTCGGCGACGGCGTAAAGGGCTGTCTCGTCATGTGGCACGTCCTTGGCCCCCGCGTTCTCGAGGGGCTCGTCGCCCAGGAAGCTGCCGCTCAGGAAGCCGCCGCGGCCACACCGGCGGCCCCCAAAGTTTGACACCTGCTCTCCGCATGGACGCATCCGAGCAGCTTAAGACCTTCGACCAGCTGGCCAACAAAGCCAGGCGCGCCGGCCTGGTTCGTTACCATGATCACGGCGTTCTCATCGTCGTGCAGCCCGACGGGCTGAGGCCGCCGGTGACGGTTGCAGGCGTCCTCGATTCTGCGCGCCGCCCCGAGGCCACGGCACCACAACCTGCCGGTCCCGTCTCAGCGGGATAGGGACGGCGCGCGCCTTTGACATATCCCGGCTCCCATGCCGGCCCAAGCAGTCGACCACTACGACACCATCCTCGCCTATCTCCGCGACAAATACTGGAACGCGGCAGACGGAACGTGGGATGTAGAGGCACTGCGCGAGATGCGGGATGCCGCCTTCGCCGCGGCCACGCGCGTCATCACGATCACCAGCTCCTCGAGCGAGGCCGGCGGCGCGGCCGCGGGCGAGATTACCTTCGACCGGATGACCCTCGTCGCCGCGCTCAACGACCTCCTCGCCGAGGCCGATCCCGCGGCCGCCCCGCCGGTGCGCAGCCGCGGCATCCAAGTCGTTTTCTCGAACCGCAAGTCGAGCACCTGAGGCTTGCCCATGTCCGGCTCAAAACGCAGCAAGCTCGCCTCAACGAAAGGAAGTCGTGCCGGCACGACTTCCCCGGGCCCCGCCCTGGATGGCGAGCCGAATGTGCGGCCGCTCTCCTCTTCCTTCCCTGGTTTCGGAGGATCCGGCAGCGGCTACAACGGCGCCGACACCACTGCCTCCCGTGGCCTGGTTTATTTTCCCCAGCCGGATACGCGGAAGGAGGTAACGCCCTACACCTTCGGCGAGCTCCGCCGTCGTGCGCGGTACCTGGTGGCGAATGTGGGCCTCGCCGGTCGCTTCGCGCAGGCGGTCCCGCGCCTTGTCCTGGGCACGGGCATGATGCCGCAGGCCCGCACCTCCGATCGCGAATGGAACAAATTGTCGGGGGAGCGTTACGACGCCCGCGCCGGCCAGGCGCTCACCTACGCCCTCGACGGCAAGGCCGACTGCTATTCCGACCAGCTGATCAGCTACGGCTCGTCCATCGTGGATGGTGACTTCTGGAAGGTGAAGACGCTCGACGATTCCGGTGCCCGCATCCTCGCGCACTATGAGTCGCACCAGTGCGACAACGGCCAGCTCTCCGCCGGCGACGATGTGAAGTCCCTCTTCAACGGCGTGCGCGTGAATAAGCACAACCGGATGATTTCGGCGCGCTTCCTCGATCCGAACACGCCGGGCCGCACAATCGAGATCGCGGCCGAGAACCTGATCCACGTCTGCCGTCATTTCCGCCATGGCCCGGCGCGACCGGTTTCCCGCTTCCATCGTGCGGTGAACCATATGCTCGACAGCTCGGAGGCGATCGCGGCTTTCAAAGGGCAAATCAAGGTCGCCGCCGAGAAGGGCTATTACATCACGAAGACCACAGACGCGAAAGCTCCCCAAGGCTGGGGCGTCACCAATGGCCCGACCTCCAGCCCGCTCACCACGCAGACGGTGACGATGCCTGACGGCTCGAAGAAGAAAATCTCGCTCGAGCAAATCATGGGCTCGCCCGGGCAAGATATCCCGGATCTTCCGCCTGGCTTCGACCTCAAGCTCCTCCTCGACCAGCGTCCCCACCCGAACACGCTCGGCTTTCTCGACTACCTGGTGCGCGACATGTCGTGGGGCTTCGACCTCGCGCCTGAGATCATCTGGTCCATCGCGAACATCGGCCGCTCCAACACGTACCTCGTGATGGCTGACGCGCAGTCCTTCGTCGAGGTGGAGCAGCAGAACTACGTGGACAACGTCGCCGGCCAGGAGTGGATGTGGTTTGTCCAGGGCGAGATGATCGCCGGCCGCCTCCGCGCGTGCCAGGATCCGGAGTGGTGGAAGGTCGCCTTCATCCCACCCGCGCGCTGGACGCTGAACAAGGGCAGCGACGGCAAGCTCTACCTCGAGCAACTCCGCTCCGGCGCCCTTACCTTCCGCCGATTCTTTGGCTGGGATGGCATGGGCCTCGAGCAGCTCGACGAGTGGCTCGACGAGAAGGCCTACATCATCCGCGGCTGCCGCGAGCGCACCGAGCTCGTCGACCGGGTCGACGAGACCATCGCCCAAATCTACGGCCGCGCCGGCAACGGCGCACCCACCGCGACCAGTGACGCGCCGATCGACGGCAACGCAGCCGAGGACGACGAAACCAACGACGACAAATAGTTTCCGCATGAATCCAAACTTTCAGATTCACCTTCTCCGTTCGCTTTGTGGCGCGCCGTTGCTGATGCACGATGGCTACCTCTCTTCACTCACGGCCATGCTCCTCAACCAGGCTGGCAATATCCAGCCGGAGTCGCGAGCGAACGCCGCCGATACCCGCAATCTGAAACCGTGGGAAGCGTGGGAGGCCATGAGCGTCACACCAGGCGGCACCGCGGTGATTCCGATGCGCGGCATGCTCTACGCTGGTCTCGATCAGTTGACCGCCTGGTGGTTTGGCCTCTGTCGCCCGGAGGCGCTGCAGGCCAACATCGAAGCCGCGGTTGATGACCGCAAGGTGAAGGCGATCGTCCTGGATTCCGATACTCCGGGCGGAATCACGACGCAGATCCCCGAGACCGGCGAAGTCATCGCCGAAGCGCGCGGCCAGAAATTCATCGCAACGCACGTGTCAGGCATGTGCTGCTCTGCCGGCTATTGGCTCGCGTCGCAGACGCACCACATCGATGCCGCCGGGTCCTCCGACGTGGGCTGCGTGGGAGTGTATGCGGCCTACTACGACATGACGCGCATGCTCGAGATGCGCGGCGTCGACCTCGAGCTCTTCAAGGCCGGCAAGTACAAGGCCATGGGTATCCCGGGCGAACCGCTGACCGATGAACAGCGCGCCTTTATCCAGGCCGACGTCGACCGCATCAACACGCGCTTTGTCGCTACCGTCCAGGCCGCCCGTCCTCAAATCGGTCGCGACGACTTGGAAGGCCAGGTCTTCGACGGCGATTTGGCCTATGCGAAGGGCTTCACCGATTCGAAGTCGCGCAACCTCGGCGCGATGGTCCGCGGGCTCGAAAGCCGCGGCGTTTGACAAGCCACCACGACTAATCGTTTCCACCACGCGCATGAAAAATTCAATTCTGTCTCTCCTGGCCGCCTCGATCATTCCTTTCCGGCTCTACGCCGTCGAGCCCGCCAAGGAACCGACCCTCGTCGAGAAACTCAACGCCTGGCTGAAGGACAAGGGGCAGCTGACCGCTGATCTCTCCGCCGCCAACCAGCGCGCGGCCGAGGCCGAGGCCGCCCTGGCCAGCGCCAAGACCGAAGCCGCGAGTGCCGCGACAACGGCCGCCACGGCCCTCACCGAAGCCACCGGCAAGGTCACCGCCGCCGAAGCCGCTCTCGAGACCGCGAAGTCCGAGGCCTCCGCTTCTGCCCTTCAGGTGTCAGCCTTCGGCGCCTTGTTTGCTGCCATCGGATTCAAGCCCGCGGCCGACGCCAAGCCCGAGGACGTGCAGAAGGCGTGGAATACCCACATCGCAAACGGCGTCTCCGCCAAGCTGGCCGAGCTCGGCGTCAAGGCCGACAAGCTGCCGCCGCCCGTGAGCGCGGACCAAGGCGAGTCGAGCATCAAGAATCTCAAGGGCTTCGACAAGGTGCGCGCGGCGTTCGCCGCGCAGGCCCAGAAAAACTGAACCCTCTTTGACACCTCTCCCCGTCAGCTAACCCGCCCACCCTCAACTGCTGCCCACTATGTCCCGTATCACTCTCCTCGACGTCGCCAAGAATAACGGCTCCGATGCCGTCGTCGGATTGGTTGAGGAGGCCCTCTCCTACGCTCCGGAGGTCGGCCTCTTCCCCGTTCGCTCAATCGAAGGTACGGCGTACAAGACGCTCGTGCGCGAAGGCCTCCCGGCCGTCGATTTCATCGCCGCCTCCAGCGGCATCGACCCCGGCAAGTCCACCTTCCGCAACGACCTCTTCGAGTGCGCCATCCTTGGCGGCCGCATCGAGGTCTGGAAGAGCGTCCTGGACTCGCCGGAGAACGGCCCGGCCGCCGACATCAAGGCGACGGAGGCCTCGGGTGTCATGGAGGCCGCCATCCGCAAGGTCGGCCGCCAGATCATCTACGGCAAGACCGCGCTGGGTCGCCCGCTGGGCTTCGTCGGCCTGGTCTCCTTCGTCGACGCGAGCAAGATCCTCGACGCCACGGGCGCGGCGGCCAACACGGGCAGCTCGGTTTATTTCGTGAAGTTCGGCCCGAAGGACGTCCAGCTTGTCATGGGTCGGAACGCCGAAATGTCCCTCAGCGATTTCCGCGTGGAATCCCTGACCGACGCCGAGGGCAAAAAGGGCCCCGGCGAGGTGGCCGACCTCTGCTCCTGGATCGGCCTCCAGAGCGCCTCCAAGAACTCGGTGGTCCGCATCAAGAACATCACCGAGGAGGCCGGCAAGGGCGTCACGGACGCGCTGCTCGCCAAGGGCCTCCGGAAGTTCCCGACCGGCTTCAAGCCCGACGCCATTCTCATGAGCAGCCGCTCCCGCGGCCAGCTGCAGGATTCACGCTCGCTGGTGGCCGCCCTGCGCGGGGTCGGCAAGAACGACCTCGGTGGCAGCATGGCCTACGCGCCGACGCCCACCGACTTCGAGACCATCCCGATCATCGCCACCGACTCCATCCTCGATATCGAGCCCATCGCCTGAGCTCGCCGGCGCGCCGCCTCTCACTCGTTCCCACCCACCAACTCCCTCCTCCCATGCTGTCCCGCTCTATTCTCGACGCCGCGCTTATCGCCACGAAGGCCTTCCCGTTGGCTGGCGCTTTCAACACTTCGCCCGCCATCGACCTTGAGACGGCCGCGCCTGGCATCTCCCTGGAAACGGTTGAGTTCGGGGTCGTCGCCCCCGCCCTCCCGCTCGTCGCCGATGCCGCGACGATCAGCTACGTCGTCGAGGATTCGGCCGACGGCGTCGCCTTCGCCCCGGTCGTCGGGTTGGCCCCGATCATTTCGACCGGTGCCGGTGGCCTGGGCGCTCCCGCGCTCGAGCGCAAGGTGAAGCTGCCGCCCTCGATCCGCCGTTACGTGCGGGCGAGCACCACCGTACTCGCCGGCGGCGGCGACAACACCGCCCTCAAGTATTCCGCCTCGCTGTTCTTCTGATCCCTTTCCGAGCCGAAAGGTCTTGGGATTCCAGCACCGCCCGCTTCGGCCTCGCCGTCGCGGGCGGTGTCATTTCCTCCCCTCTTTGACTCCGCTCGATCGTCGATCATGTCCGACCTTTCCGACTCCCTCGCCGAGTTCAACGCCATCAAGGCGGCGGACCACCAGGCCCTCTATCCCGCCAAGGTCATCTTCACCCGCGGGCCAGGCACCGAGTACGCCTGCTCCTTCGGCGAGGTGAAGGACGACGGCGGCCTGCACCCGAGCGGCCAGATTGTGCAGCACCACCGCAACGGGGTGATCTACTGGCCGCGCACGTCGGGCCACAGCCCCGACCTGCTGAGCACTTTCAAGATCACCGCCTGCGCCCAGGATCCGTCCCTGGTCGGTACCATCTGGCAGATCGACCAGCGCACCACCGCCGCCCACGAGCCGGTTTGGAAATTCGATTGTCACCAGCAGCTCTGATGCCGTGGAACCGACCTTCGATGTCCTGGCCCCGGGCGCGATTCCGCTGCAACGGTACGCGATGGTGATGGACCGGACGTTTCCCCAGGTGCTCGAGCGCGCCGGCCGCGGCATCGTCCGCCGCGGCATCTCGATCACGCCACCGGCAACTGCGGCCGGTATCGAGGGCGAGCTAGATTCCGGCAGCGAGGCGAAAGTGCGCGGCTTCCGCACCGTCAGCCGCGACCTTAACAATCTCTTCGTGCCGGTGAAACTGAAGCACAAGCGCAAGGAGGCGATCTCGGGGACCGAGATGGTCCGCATCCACACGCGCGCCCTCAGTCTCAAACGTCCAGGCGCCAAGATGCGCCGCGATCGCGGCCAGCCTTACTATGTCGACGCCCGAAAATTCCGCGCCCTGGAGCTAAAGCTGCGCTCCCACGTTGGTCGCCTGGCTTCCGGCTGGGTGGCGGCCGCCCAGGCAATAAAGGCCGCCGTGCCGGCCTGGGTGAGCCGCCACGGCGCCAGCCGCGGCAGCGTCCAGATGGATTTTAGTTCCAAGGAGCTCTATTTCGAGGCGGTCAATTATGCGCCCAACGTGCCGGCCTTCATCCGCACCGAGACGCAGCGCCGCATCAACTACGCCACGCAGTACCAGGCCAACGCGATGAACCGCGAGATGCAGGCGCTCCTGCTCAAGCGCGGCGCAGAGAGCGGCCTGCAGACCGGCTAGTCTTTGACTCCGCCCAATCTTCGAAGCGCCATGACAAAGCCCACCCCCGAGGAACTCTATAGCTGGGAATTGAACATCCTGCCGATCGCTTCTGCGATCCTGAAGGATGGCGGCGTGCCGGTCTTCTCGCCCTTCATCCCCGCCGCGGCCGGCCCCGTCGAGTTGCAGCTGCTGCGCGAGAAGCACGCCATTGTCACCTTCGAGCCCGCGCCGGTGGATCCCACCGTCAAGGCCTTCGCCACGGGAGTCTCCGACGCCGAGGACGGCGTCGACTCGATCGAGGTCGGCTGGAGCGGCGACCTGGTCGTCGAGCACAGCGTGCCCGTGGACGACAACCCGCCGGCGCCTGGCGAGGTCCCGGGCTGCTACTGGGAATCCCTGCGCCTGGCTGGCCGGATCCGCGCGCTGATGCTCTCGCCGCACAATCCCTTCGCCCAGCGGCTCCCGTGGTACAACATCCTCTCGATTCGCTACGTCCAGCCCCAGCGCGGCGTCGATGCCCCGCGCTCCGCCAACCAGGCGACCGAACGTTTCCGCATCACCTTCATGCCGGCGCGCGGAACGCTCTGATCCCGCGTTTTGACACTCGGGCGCTCATACCATGAGCGACCACGATTTCCCGACAATGATGGACGGCCGCCGCGCGCCGCGCCAGCCCACCGTAAAGTGCTGGAACCTACTCCTCGATGACCTCCCGCGCCGCTACCACTGGCTGAAGGACGACATCAAGGTCTCCGGCTATTCCCTCGACTGGCTGATCGAGTCCACGGGCGAGCACCTGGGCGGCTTCTCCGGCGCCTCCGCGCGCAAGGGTCCGCTCACCGTCCTCCTCGACGACGCCACCGACCCGGTCCCGCTTCCTGGCCACGTCGTTTCCATCACGAAGGGCGCCATCACGGGTTGGTATCGCGTCGAGGAAACGTCCGAGCCGATGGAGGGCAAGCAACAGGTCACGCTCACGCTCACGCTGACGCGCCTGGTCAACCCGTTCTTCACCGGCCTCCTCTCCGAGGACGAGGGCGACACCCTCCGCGTGGATCTTTCGCTCGCGACCATGGATCCGGTCACGACGATTGCCACGAACCCGGTGAACCATCGCGAGGGCTCGACCAAGGATTATTTCATCGAGCCTCTCGGCGACACGACGACCTACCCGGGCATCACCATCGATCCCGCGACGGGTGAGATTTCGGTCGCGGTCGCCACGGCCGTGGCGGGTGTGTACGAACTCGATGTCCTGGGCACCGACACCCTCACCGGCAAGCGCACGCTCAAGGGCGGCTGCCGCCTCATCGTCACCATCACGGCTTAACCGGACCATCTTCATCGCTGGTCCGGCCGGCACCACCTTGGGTCGCTCGCACCAGCCGAGCGACCCTTTCCCTTTATGCTCACCGCCGCCGCCCAGGAGCTTCTCGCCAGGGAAAACCGTGCCCGGCTGCGCGCCTACGATCCGATCGCGCTTCCGCTGGCCCTGCCTGACCGCCGCGGCCGCTCCCTCGTTTTCCCCCTGGCCACGCTCACCTGGCGCCATTGCCGCGACCTGGCCAAGGCTGACAATGCTTTCTTCATCCCGGGCACCGTTCCGCAGCGCGGCGACTACTACGAGCTGCTGTGGCGCTTGCACCCGTACTTCCGCAGCGCTTCAGGGCGCTATGCAAACCTTCCCAGGGACGACCGCCGGCCGGGACCGTTCCGCTCCTGGCTGAGTCGGAAGCTGGTCTGGATCTACTGCTGGAATCTTGACCTGGTCGCCTCCGAGATCCCGGTGCGCCTCCGCCTTCAGGAATCTCGCAACGATCAGCCCGCCGCAAAACGTCGGGATGCCGGCACCGACTTGCTCGCGCAACTTGCCCCGGTCAATGCCCTGGACGACGCGGCGGAATATCTCACTGCGCGCGGCTTCGGCCTCGAGGATTTTCTCGATTGCCCGGTGGCCGTTTCGTACCAGCTGCAGCGCCGCGAGTTGATCGCTGCCGGCAAGGCCGAGCTCTTCATCTCCGAGGCCGGCAAGCTCCTCGAGTTCGAGCCGGAGCCCCCGGCTAAATCGGAGGCCAGCAAATGAACCAAATCTGGCTCCTGCTCGGTCTCAAACCGGAGGGCTTTCGCGCCGGCATGAAGAAGGCCGTCGACGACACCAAGGAATTTGAAAAAGGCTGGAAGGGCCTCGCGAAGATTTTCGCCGCCGGCGGCATCACGACGGTGATCCTCGGCTTCCTGAAGCAGATGGCCAGCGAGGCCCAGGCCACCCGGGCGGAACTCGAAAAGCTCGGTCAACCCATCCCGCAGGCCGTCACCGCCCTGGCCACCCTGGGGGATGCTTTCGACGGCCTCGGCAAAATCTCCGGGACCGTGGTCGGCACGATCCTTTCCGGCTGGAAGCAGCTCTTCGACGTCGGCGGCTCGCTGATCAACCGCATGCGCGGCATCAGCGAGGCCCAGGAAAACATCGCCGCCGCGGCCGCCAAGGGTGCGGAGGAGCAAGAGGCCGCCCTGGCGAAAGCCCGCGCGGAAAACTCGCCGGAGAAAATCAAGGCCGCGCAGAAGGGCCTCGACGACTACCGCCGCAAAGCCGCGATGGAGAGCCTCGATGGTGAGGCGAAGATGTCGGCGCTCTTGCAGGAGAACATTCGCCTCCGCGAGCTCGCGAAGTCGACCGACCAGCAAACCCTTGTGGGCATCCAGGCCCAGAAAGACCTCGAGGCAAACATCGTCGACATCAGGAAGCTCGATCTTCAGCTGAAAAAGGACGCCACCGCGGAACAGAAAAAGTCCTCCGACGAAGCAGCTAAGGCCGCGGCGCACCTGGCCCAGGAACACGAGCGGCTTTCCAAGGCAAAGTTCGAAGGCCTCTCGATCGACAAGCAGATCGAGACGCTCGACCGCTCCCGCGCGGCCCTCGAGGAGAACATCCGCGCGATGAAGCACGACGGCCTGGATACGACGACCCAGGAGGCCGACCTGGCGGAAGTGATCAACGCGCTGACGGCCAGGCGCAAGGATCTCACCGAACAGGTGGCCGACGCCACTGCAAGAGTCACGAAGGAGATGGAAGGCCAGGCCGAGGCCGCGCGGCGCACGCAGCAGGCCTACGAAGCGATCATGTTCGGCATCACCAATGGTGGCGCCACCTCGGACGAGGTCCAGCGGTCGGGCGACAGCGCGCTCCAAGAGAAGATCCGGCGCAACAACCAGCAGTTGATCGGTCTCAGGCAAAACCCGGGCGGCCCTTTCGACTACGGCAACAGCCTGACCATCCTCCAGCTCGAGAACGAAAACAACCGGCTCCAGAAGGAGCTCTCCCTTCGCAACAACCTCCGCAACGACGTCGGCTTCATGGGCGTCGAGGGCGCGCGCACTCAATTCAAAGGCGACCCACTTATCTTCGATCGCCTCGTCGAACAATTCATCAAGGGCGGAAACGAGGATGCCGAGCAGACCCGTCTGCTGCGGGATATTCGGGCGAACCTCCGCCCCACTGACGAGAACACCAAGCGCATCGCCGACCTCCTCGATAAAGGCGTCAACACCGTCATCCAGGGCAACACCGGCTGATCCCTCTTTCGCCATGCTCCCGACCCCAGACCAAATCCGCATGACCGACGGCCGCCTCCACGAGACGGAAATCTTCGGCGAGGCCCACACCCGGTTTCCCTTCAAGGAGAACTCCAAGCCCGACCACCACGCGCGCATCCACACGCGCAAGTTCTGGTGCGATCCCCGGCGCTACGTCCCGCTCCTCTCGAACCGCACGCCCTTCGAGAATAAGCTCAACAGCTCGGACGCCTTCGACCCTGCCGCCTGGGCAAACCAGGCGGGCTTCACGCGCACGGCCGACAACGCGGCCAACCCGTGGGACGGCGCCGTCACCGTTGATCGTCTGCTCGAGGCCGCCCCGGTCACCGGCCACCTTACCGGCCGCGCGTACGCTTTCACGGCGGCCGCCCGGCACGCGCTTTGGTCCATCCTGGCCCCGATTGGCGGCCGCCGTTTCTGGCGTCTGCGCGCGAACGACGGCACCACGAACTTCGACGCGGTGTTCGATCTCGTGGCCGGCAAATTGAAGTCCATCGCCGGCGCCGGCGTCACCGCGTCGATCCTCAAGCTCGAGGGCGGCTACTTCCGCATCGCGCTGATGTTCACGCCGCTCGCGGCCGCCGGCACGGTCGCGCTTGCGGCCTCGACCGATGGCACGTTCGCCGCCTATGCCGGCGACCCCACCAAGGGCTGCTTCCTGGCGCAGATCCAGCTCGAGCTCGGCGCCGCGCCTGGCCCGCTGATCGTCACCGCAGCGGCCGCGCGCTCCATCCTGGCGCCTGATCGCGACCCCGAGGATATTTTCGCCTTCCTCCTCACCGAAACGGACCAGGGCGAATACGGCGGCGGCCTGTCCGCAGTGCAGCGGGAGTTCGGCCGGATCCCGCGCCGCCAATGGACCTATCCGGGCTCGAAATATATCACGAAGCCGGACTACACGCCTGGCTCGGCATATAATCCCTACGACGTGACCAGCGGTGCAACTGCGAAGGGCCAGGCGGTCAACTTCCCCGATGAAGCATCGCTCGGGAACGCGAGCTACTCCGTGGCGAACGGCCTTTGGACTAGCGGCGACGGCTCGATCTACACGAGCATCAAGCAGCCCAGCGCGCAGACGCCGGCCTACGCCACCGCGGGAAACTTCACCCTGACTCGCGGTGCCAACACCACGGGCGCGCTCGCCTGGAACGCCGATGGCCCCACGATTTGCGCGGCGCTGAATGCGCTGCCGAGCTCGATCGCTGACGGCCTCAACTTCTACCCGAGCGGCGGCACCAATGGCCTCCAGGCCACCACCGGTGGCTTCCTAGTGTTCAACGTGAACGGCGGCAGCGACGCCGCCAGGCTCGTGCCGGTGACGATGAATCCCGCCGGCCTGACGCTCTCCGGCGCAAATTCGCCGAACGCGCGCACAAAGGTGTTCACCGCCAACACCCAAATCATCTACTTGAATTCGTGGCTGACGATCAACGCGCACGGCCTGGACACGACGAAGGCGCTCGCCGTCTGCTACGGCGCGTCCGGCGGGGTGACGATCATCTACCCGCCCGGCTATTGGGGCAGCCAAAGCGCAAACGTGATTTGGGTGTTGGCCTACAATGATCCCGGCAAGCCCGCCACCCTGGTCGGTACCTACGCGAGCACTTTCGTCCTTTCCGCGGAGGGCTCCTACGCCGGCGGCACGCGGCTCGCCGGCCGCCAAGTCTACACCGATTATTACCTGCCAGGTGTGAGCGCGGGCATCGACGATCCCTCCGATATCACGAGCCCTCCTGGCATGCAGAATCCGAGCACGTTTCTCACCGCGCTCCTGACGCCCTTGGCGGGGTACCAGGATTTTGAGAGCGACGGCGCGTCGTCCTGGCTCGGTCTCATTTATGGCCGGCCGGTAATGCAGGTGAACTTCGACGACTTAGTCTGATGGCGGCGCTTGTCATTACATCAGGCCGTGGGCTCTTGCAGCGGCGGGGCACAGATATGGTGCTCACCCTGCCAGGTCGCGAACCCGAGGTTCCGGTTGAGGCCGAAGAAATCGATCCGCGACTCGTGGCATGGTGGAAGATGAAGGAAGGCACCGGCACAACGCTGGGCGACAGCACTGGCAAAGGAAACACCGTGCAGCTCGTCAACGGCCCGCAGTGGGCGAACGATGCGCAGGCAGGCGCTTGCCTGGAGTTCGACGGCATCAATGATAGGTACGGGATCGGTGTGGCCCAGGATGGCGGCCAGCTTTTCGGCAGTCCGGCCAAAGCCACTTTTGCCTGCTGGATCAAATGCGCGCCCCAGTCGACCGCAGCCGGATCGTCGAAATATCTAATCTGGCCGCATCCCACAGCCGTCGCCTTTGGCTTTCAGGCGGGAGTCAATTCGCCGAGCGGCCTCATTTCCCCGCCGCGCCAAAACAAGTTCTTCTTCCAGCAGTCGTCGCAGGTAAACCTGACCGATGTTACCGTTTCCGCGTGGAAGCATGTTGTGGCCGTGATGGACGGAGGGACAGGCCAGTTGAGAATGTACAGCGATGGCGCGCTGGAGAACACCATAGTCGCCGCCTCCCTTCCCGCGGCGTCCGGCGGCTTCGCCTACGTGCTCGGATTGGCGTACAACGGCTCGGCCTTCGCGAGCCGCTATGCTGGACGCATGAGGGACATGCGTATCTTTAACGACACGCTGACCGCCGCGGAGGTTAACCAATTGTATTCGGGGTCGCGCGTTTGATCCCCATGTGGCCCCGGCTTTGACAATCGCCCTGGGCAAATGGTCGACCTGCCGCTTGTCCTGAATCTTTCCGAGCAGATCCCGGCCCTGCGCCGGGTGCGCGCCCTGGACGAGCTGCTGATGCTCGACCTGCCCCCGCTGGCGGCCGGCACCACGCTGACGGGCGACCTGGTCCTCTGCGATGGGGACGGCGTCGACCAGGACATCACGGGCACCACCCCGCTTCTGGTGATCAGCCGGTTCGCCGCCGATGGGCCCGAGATCCTGGCGATCGTCTCGGACTTCGTGCAGGCCAACGCGAAGAAGTGGACCTTCAGCCTGCCGTTGCTCTCCGAACCGCTGCTCACGTATCTCGGCCAGGCGGGCGAATCCAAGGAGGCCGTCTTCGAGGTCTCCCAGGCGAGCGCCGGGCTCGTGCGGTTGCTTTACCGCCGGGCGGTCACGCTCATGGCGGCCGCCTACGATCCGTCCGGCGGCACCACGCCGCCAACAGTGCCGCCCGCCTACCCGCAGCTGCAGCCATCGATCACCACGCCGGCCGAGCTCCGCGCGGCTGTCACAGTCGGCGCCACCTTGCCTGTCGTCTACCTGGTGCTCTTCTCGGGTTGGGAGTGCTACACCCTGCGCGCTCGCCTGGCCGGCGAAGAAGATGACGGCGTCACCTACATTCTGCCCGACGACTGGAATGCAGACACCAATAACGTCATCTGGGTCAAGACCGCCATCTCCTGATCACCATGCGCTTTAACCTTCTCATCTCCCTGCTCCTTGCTCCCTGCTCCATGCTCGTCGCGCAACAGCCGAGCAAGGCCATCACCGCCAACCCGACCACCGGCGAATTGCTCTGGCCCGACAAGGAGACGTTCAAGCTGATCAACGGCATCGCTTCGGGCATGAGCAATCCGATGACGGCCCCTGGCGACCTGATCGTTGGCGGCGTCGGCGGCGCGCCCGCGCGTCTTGGAATTGGCCTGCCAGGCTACGTCCTCGCGGTGAATCTCACGGCTGACGGCCTCGTTTGGATTCCAGCCCCGACCGGCGGCGGCGGAGGAGGCACCGGCACGGTGACGAGCTTCAGCGCCGGCACGCTCTCGCCCCTGTTCACGACTAGCGTCGCCACCCCGACCACGACGCCGGCGCTCTCGTTCTCGCTCTCGAGCCAATCGGCGAATCGCATCTTCGCTGGACCTGTTACGGGCGGCGCCGCTGCGCCGACCTTCCGCGCCCTGGTGCCGGCCGACGTGCCGGACCTTTCGGGCATTTATCTCACGCCAGGCGCGGCCGCAGCTGCCTACGTGCCCGTTACCAGGACGGTCAACGGCCACGCTCTTAGCGCCGACGTCACCGTGACGAAGGCCGATGTTGGCCTCGGCAACGTCGACAACACGAGCGACCTCGCGAAGCCGATCAGCACCGCGACCCAGGCGGCACTCAATGGCAAGATGAGCAATCCGATGACGGCCGCTGGGGACCTGATCGTGGGCGGAGCCAGCGGCGCGCCAGCGCGCCAGGCTATCGGCACGGCCGGGCAGGTCCTCGCCGTCAATGGCACGGCCAACGGTGTCGTTTGGATTCCAGCCCCGAGCGGCGGTGGCGGCACGGTGACCAGCTTCAGCGCGGGCGCGCTCGCGCCTTTGTTCACCACGGCCGTGGCGACGCCGACCACGACCCCCGCGCTTTCGTTCTCGCTGACGAACCAAGCGGCGAATCTGTTCTTCGCCGGCCCAGCGTCGGGTGCGGCCGCCGCTCCCACGATGCGCGCCCTGGTGCTGGCCGATGTGCCGGACCTCTCGAGCATTTACCTCACGCCAGGCGCGGCCGCGGCCGCCTACGTGCCCGTCACCAGGACGGTCAACGGCCACGCTCTCAGCGCCGACGTTACCGTGACGAAGGCCGATGTTGGCCTCGGCAACGTCGACAACACGAGCGACCTCGCCAAGCCGATCAGCACCGCGACCCAAACCGCGCTCAATGCCAAGGCCACGGCCGGCCCAGTAACCACTTCCGGCCTGACGATGAACACCGCGCGCTTGCTTGGTCGGACAACGGCGGCCGCCGGAGCCGTCGAGGAAATTACCGTGAGCACCGGTCTCAGCCTGGCCTCGGGAGTCCTCACTGCGACGGGCGGCAGCGCCATCACGGCCCTCACCGGTGATGTGACGGCGACGGGGCCGGGATCCGTGGCGGCGACGCTTGCGACGGTGAACTCGACGGTCGGCACCTTCGGCAGCGCCTCGCTCATTCCCGTCGTGACCGTCAATGCGAAGGGCCTCGTCACCAGCGTGACCACGATCGCGCTATCGGCTGGCCCTGCGGCGGCGGGCACGCTGACCGGAACGACGCTCGCGGCCAACGTCGTGAACGCCTCGCTCAATTCGATCACGCCGACGGGCGGCACGCTCTCGGTCGCTGGCGCGGTCACGGCGACGGGCGCGGTCACGATTGGCAACGGCGCGGCCGGCACGTTCGCGCAGATTATTCTCAACGGCGGCAGCAATGCGACCTTCGGCTCATACATTCAATTCAGCCGAAACACGGTGGCCAAGGCTTACATCGGACCGGAGTCAGGAATACTCGCGACTAACAGCGACAACCTCACGCTTTATGCACCGGCAGGAATCAGCACAAACATCTGGGCAAATGCTACGCTCGCCGGTTCTTTCACTTCGGTAGGCCTCACTGTCACGAACTCACTTTCCGCAGGCGGCAATCTCAGTGTTGCGGGAGACGTGTCCGCAAGGAGTGGAGGCATCCTCTTAGCCGGTTCATCGGTCAATCCATACATCCAGCTCACCGACACGGGCGGCGCTTCCTATGTCGAAGTATCGGGCGGCATCCTGCGCCTCGTTCCGCGAGCGGGGCAAAGTGCCGCCGTCACGACGAACCTTACTGTCGCCGGGCAGACACAAGCGTTTGCATTCAAAGCAACGGCGGGCATCGGCGCACCATCCGCGAACTCGGTCGGCCTCGATCAGATCGGTTATGGGCGCATCTTCTCAATGGGTGCCAATACCTCGACCGCCGGCACGTTCAAGATCGCGGTGGGTTCATCGGATGCGAGCATTTATGCAGCGGTTGCCGATTTCAGCAGCTCCGGCCTCGCGATCGCTGGCAACCTGAGCGTCACCGGCTCCATCTCGAAAGGCTCCGGTACCTTCCGCATCGCCCACCCACTCGCCGCGCTCAACAGAACGACTTACCTCGTGCACTCGTTCATCGAGGGCCCGAAGGCGGATCTCATCTATCGCGGGCGCACCGTACTCGTCAATGGCAAGGCGACTGTCGACATCGACAAGGCGGTGGGCATGACCAAAGGTACGTTCGTGGCGTTGGCCGAGAATCCGCAGGTTTGGATTCAAAACGAATCCGGCCCCGCTCCAGTGCGCGGCGCGGTCATCGGTTCCACCCTCACCGTTGAAAGCGCCTCCGGCGTCGGTGATTTTGTTTCGTGGCTCGTCATCGCCGAGCGGCATGACGAGACGATACAGGCGGCCGACTGGACCGATCTCAAGGGCAAGCCGGTGCTCGAGCCCATCAAGGTCATCGATCCCGTAACGGGAGTTGAGCGGCCAGAGAACAAGACCGACCGGGCCGAACCCATAGCGTCGCCAGCGAAGTCGGTTAAACCAGCACCCAAGAAGATTTGATTTCCCATGTCCAAATACATCGCTCTCCTCCTCGCGGCTTTGCTTCCGCTTTTTGCCTGCGCCGCCGAACTGCCATTGAACCTGACGCGCGTCGAGGCCTCTGAGCTCTACGTCGCGCTTTCCGGTGCTGGCGAAGGCCTGGCTCCCGCCAATGCGATCGCCGCGGCCGACAACATCAACACGCTGCGGCCGCTCGTCGAGGGGCTCGACAAGGGCAAGGTCGCTTACCAGCGCGCCGTGCAGAAGCTCGCAAAGGCCCAGCCTCCGGACGTTGAGGCTCAGGTGGAAAAGCTGACGGCGGAGCTCGAGGCGAAGGCGGCCGAATCTTCCGCGCTCAAGCTCTCGAGCCTGGCGCTAACCGATGAGGAAATCACCGCCGCCAAGCTGAAGCCGGCGACGCTGGCCGCGCTGCGACGCTGGCTCCTGGCCCCGCCGTCGAAGAAATGACCGCCCCCACTCCAGCGCGCCCCGAGGATTCCGCCGCGGTCAATCTCTACGAGACCAGCAACGGCCTCACGCTGGACTACGAGCGGATCGACGGCACCGGCCATAGCGAGGGCCTGAAGATCACCTCGCAGGCGCGCGATATCGTCGTGACGGTGGGGCGGCTCGAGGGCGGGCGGGAGGACTGCCTGGACGTCAATAATCTCTGCCGGAACATTAAGGTGACGGCCGGTTGGCGCGCGGCGGGCAAGTACCTGGCCACCGTCAAGGGCGGCTCCGAGGGGATCTGGCTCGAGGGCTTCGTCTACCGGCACGGCGCCTTCCGCGACGTCGACTTTGGCAACTGGTCCGACCAGTCGAACAACTGGTGCAAGCGCTGCAGCCTCGCGCTGCGCTCCCTGGACGGCACGCCCATCCGCATTCGGTGCCTCCAGGCTGAGGCGCCGGCGCTGGTCCCTGGCACCGGCCCCTACGTGTTCGATTTCCCGTCGCCCCTGGCGTGGTACCACGGCATCGCCATCTGGCTCCTGCAGCTTTGGTGGCGGCTAACCCGGCCGCCCGCCGAGGACCAGGATTCCGACCCATGACCGCGGCCGATTATATCGCCCTCGCGAAGGAGCTCGTGCCCCTGTTCATCGGCGCCCTTTTCATCGGTTTCCTCCTGACCGCGGCCCTGGCTTGCCGCCCGATCGTCGTCCGAATGGTCAACGGCCTGGCGGACCGGGCTGATGGCAACGCGATGGCCTTTGGCCTGGCCATGGGCTACGGCCTGAGCGCCTCCCTGTCCGCCCTGGCCGAGCAGGCAACCGCCCTCAACTGGCTCATCCTGGCCGCCCTGGCGAAGGTGATCAACCCGTTCATCGTCGGCGTCCTGGCTTTCACCGCCCGATCGTCGAGGCCGGCCAGCAACGATCCGCCGCCCGCGCCTCCCGCGCCTCCCCATCCGCACGGCGCGCCCGGCCCGCGCGACTGAGCCACCACGACGTTAGGGCGTTTCCTCGATCTTAACAACCTTCGTGGGCCGCTGCGCCGTATCGTTGCCCAGGATGACTTCCTTACTGTTTTTGAATTTCTCTCCCGGCACGCGCCATTCGTTGACCTCCTCGAACCCGCCGACCAGGCGGCGCGTGGAGCAATAAACGAAATAGGGCGTGTCCTTCGGAACGTTCAGCTTGAACCGGCCATCGCCGTCGGTGGTGGCAACCGCCAGAGGTTTGGGGAGTTTGATTTCACGCTGGAAGGTTTCATCCCACATTTTCAGGTGGACGACGTCGAAGGCGTACACCTGCACGTTGCCGAACTTGTATGGCCCCGCGCCCCGGGTTTGCACGAACACCTGGCCCTCGAGGGTGACCTGCTCCACGGTCGTCTCGCCTGGGTACCAGCGCGGGCCACCCGGCCGCTTCTGCTCCGCCGCCGCCCTGACCTCATCGGGCAGGGCTTCATAGCGGAGCGACACGCTGCCCGTCTTATGGCGCACGAAGACATCCAGCGTCTTGAAGCTGACGAATTGAACATCCTGCAGGACGCGGCCGTCCGGCAGGCGCAGCCGTGGCACCGGTTTGGAAAGATCAATCTCGGCCCCGAAAACGAGGCCGGCCAGCAGCACGGAAAAGACAGCAGCGACTAGGGTTCTCATATGCCGGCGGAGTATCGAGGAGCGGTTCTAAATGGGCAAGGGAACGCCGCCGCCGGCGAGCGCAAAGACGGGTCCGAAGCGCGTGGGAAATAGTCGCTCGGCGCGCGCGATGGCGGTGGTCTTTTTAGCGGCCGTTGGGCGGATCCTTAATCGGACTGGGCAGCCGGCCGGCCGCGCCGAGGCAAAAAAAGGGCAGGAGCTCAAAAGCATCCTGCCCAAAATCCGTACCGCCCATTTTAAGCACCTTGATACTTAAATACTTACGAAAGCAGTCTTTGCCTTAACAGTCACCTGCTCTGCCACTGAGCTACCGGGCAATAAAGTGTTGAAAGTAAGGGGAAAACAGAGAGTTGCGCAAGATTCTGGCGAATAGAACGTCGCGGCTTTTGCCGTTGTTTGCCGTTTTTTCCGGTTGAATCCTGCCCAAAATCTGCCCAATACTTTTCCCCACAATGCAAAATAAAGACCTGTTATTCGTATCCACCGCCACGCCGGCGAAGCTCGAGGAGCTTCGTTCATTCTGCGGCTTAAGACTGCAAGGCAAGGCGGGCATCTGGGGAGTTCGGAAAACAGCAACCTCCCCGATTACTGGCAAGGAATCTTTTCTAAAAAAGAGCATGAAGACGGCCGACCTCCGGACCGCCATCATGCGCGCCCTCCCCCAGGTCGAGGCCTTCATTGCCCGCGCCACCGATCCGTCGGGAGCGGTGATGTCGTCCAGCGGCGAAGCCTCCACCATGCGCGAACTCTTCGACGCCTACCGCCTGGGGCCCGCCATCAAGGCGAACGCCAAGACCCGGGAGCGCAACATCGCCGACCTGGGGCGCATCATCAAGCTGGTCCACGGGACCGATTTTGAAATCGAGCAGGCCAGCAGTGCCATCGTCTCCAAGTCGCTGGCGAAGGATTACCAGACCAAGCGCATCGCGGCCGCGCAGGCCGAGTTCAAAAAGAACCTGGCCGCGATCGAGGGCGCCAAGCGCGCCATGAATAGCACCCTCAAGCACGCGCAGAGCCTCTTCTCCAAGGCGGCCCTCGACAGCTACGACAGCCTCACCCTGGGCCAGGGTGCGCGCGAGTTCGGCGACGCCCTGCCTGTCCCGGCGCGCAAGGCCGAGGAGCCCGAGCGCTTGAGCGACGAGCTCGTGGCACGCATGCAGCAGAACATTGCCCACGTGCACGACGAGGACCTGACGGTGTGGGCCGGCTTCATGCTGATGGTCTGGGGCGGCCTCCGGAATATCGAGTGCTTCCATGCCCGCAAAAACTGGCTGGAGAAGTGCCCTAGCGGCTACCGGGTGAAGATGCGCGCCGTCGACGACTTCCTGCCCAAGGGCCGCAGCCGCGTGGTCGTAATCCCCACGGCCATCGCCGAGGTCCTGCTCGCCATCACCGAGATCCGCGTCGCCCTGAAGGACGGCACCGTGCGGATCCACTCCACGAAGGGGGACGACCACCTGGTGCCTGCCTTGAACGTGACCGACCGCCACGACGCCCTCTACCGCCGCTTGAACGAGTGGCTGCGCAATCAGGGCCTGAGCGACGACAAGGGGAAGTTCGCCTACCGCCTGCGCCAATACTTCCTGACGGTGGTGGCCGAGCAGCAGGGCATGCTCTACGCCCAAGCCGCGGCCGGCCACGCGAACCTGCTCACAACGCAGGACCACTACATCGGGGCCCCGAAGATGGTCCAGCCGATCAAGCTGGCCCTCCCGGGCGGCGGCGCCGCCTGACGGCCGGTGACCCGCGGGGGGCCTCTACGGCCCCCCTGGTCGATCGACGCCGGGCTCCCGGCTGAGCCCCTTGAAGTAGACGGTGCATTCCTCGAAGGCCTCCTGCACGAGGACCTGGCTTTGCTGGGGCGTTTGCCCCCATAGCGTGAAGATCTGCCACGCGAGGCACTGGGCATACCCCGCATAGAAGGCCCGCATCATCTCCTGGCGCTGGTGTGCCCCGACCCCCGGGGGGATGTAGATCGCGGCAAATTCCGCCGCGCGGTCGGTGATGTGGCTCATGATTTTTCGGGGGTTTGGCCGTCCGCGGCCGCCGCGCGCTTCTTGTCCTCGAGGCGCCGCTTTTCTTCCCAGGCAGCACGCGCCAACTGATTCGCGCGCTCGTCCGCTCGAGCGCAGCGCGCGTGGTCGGCCGCGGAGAGCTCCTCCTGGAAGCCCGAGGAAACGAGCATGCTGCGGCCGACGTCGGCCTCCCAGGATCCCGTGCGCCGGCCGGCCGCGTCGGCGAAACAAAAGGCCGCCTGCTCGAGGAGGCCCGCCGGCGTCGACGGCGACATGAGGATTTCGGCGGACTTGTTCGCGCGCGCCAAGGCCTGCAGCCACCGCCAGGTGGAGAGGTCGAGTCGCACCGTGATTTTTTTCGTGGGGGATTTTTTCATGGGGTTCGCGGGGGATTATTTAATCAGCTCGAGGACGTTGATTGCCTGGTGCCCTTTCTTGGCCAGGCCCTCGGCCCACACGTGCACGTCCTCGAGCGATTTGGCGGTGAAGCCAAATTCCTCCATGAGGAGCAGCATCGCGGCCGGACTCGGAGCGCGGCCGGGATCCGGAACGCTCACACTGAGGTGCCGGCAGTTGCCCGCCGACTGCTGCTCGAGGGTGAAGCAACACTGGTAACCGAACGGGATGACGACGGTGGTTTTTTCCCGGTTGCGCACGCCGGGCGCCTGATCGGCGCGACCCATCCGACGCACCATGGCGTGCAGCGGCTCCACGTTGGCCTCGGCGTAGGCCCGCACCTCGGCAATGCGCGCGCGCCCCTCCTCGTCGAGCACAAGCGGCCGGCTCATGGGGTGAAGACCAGGCGGTCCAACAGGGCGAGGGTGCCCTCAATGCGGCGGTCGATTTCGACCTCGGCCTCCCGGTCGCCGGGATCGAGCGCCAGGAGATACGGCCGGCCGCTCGTGATGGAGGCCTCCGTCTCGGCTCGCGTGGCCGCCCGGCCTTCGCGCCACAGCGAAATGCTCGTCGGTTCGCCGATGTTGAAGAGGATCCCGCCGCGGCCGTCGCCATGCGTGAGGGTGCCGCGTGTCGTCCACACGGCCGTCACCCCGGGGTTGCGCTTGAGCATGATGCCGGCCGGGTCGACGCCGTGGGTGCGCGTGAATTCGTCCTCACGCCGCTCCATGGCGGGTTTCAGCAGGAAGGGGCACGCCTGGACGCTGAATTCGGCGCACTCGCGGTGGAGCGGCGGCTCGGCGCTGTTGCGGTTCACGCAGCACATGGGCCCCACGACGTGGGAGACGTAGGCGCCCAGGCGCTGGCCGCAGACCCAGCAAAGCCCGAAGCGCAGGGCCTCGCCTCGCGCCGAGGCACGCGCCAGGCGGAACTCTGGCAAGCCGTCCACGTAGGCGACGAAAAAGGGAATCGGATAGCCGCGCGCATTGCGCGGGAGTGCTGCGACCTTCGGAGGCATCGGCACGGAAAACGGCAGGGGGTGCGTGTGTTCCATGCAACATTGCAGTGGATGCGAGACGAGCTGAGGCAAACCCGAATTAAACTTGCTGATAATAGAATCGGTCTAGCGGAGCCTTCCGGATTGCACGTTTCGCACGGAAAAGCGGACGAAAGGGCCTGATTTTAGGTGCCCCCTGTGACGGCCTAAAACTTTGGTCCAACAGGTATTTGCCCTAGCCCCTTGGGCCAATTGACGACGCTCGAAAGGAAAATGAAATCTATTAGCAAAAACGACGTGCGGTTATTAGAATTGCATTTGCAAAGAGACCGTTGCAATTCTCGCACCGCATCGAAACCCAACCCCTGTTAGCTTATGTCGAAACCTAAAAGGAAGTATACTCGGGCGACCCC